GTCGCATTCATACCACCACTTACCGATTCGAAAACCTAAATAAGCAGCGACGATGGCCGTTAATAAATTAGTCATAATGTGCTCCCAATTGTGACGCGATCTGTTCAGGACTAAATCCGGTCAGCAGCAACGCGTCAATCTGTTTAATCTTGTCTGGATATGACTCTTTTAACGTAGTTATCGTTACGGCAACAGTTTCGACGTCAGCGTCCTCAGCGGGTGAGTCGGCCAACAGTTCAATTTCGTGATTTGGTGCCAATTTAGGTTCGAAGCCTAACCGATCAAAGAAGGTGTTGTCATGTCCAGATGTTTGTTTCTCTTCGCCTTCTTTTCTTTCTGCATTCGGATCAACTCCTCCTGCGCTTGTATCGTCGTTGCCACGTTGAGGATCGATCGGGCTAGTTTCTTGTCCTCGCTCGGAATCAGATTGATTAGATGAATCACTCTCTCCTTGTGATGGTAACTCCCGCCCAACGTCTCCTGGTAATGGTTCCTCGCCTTCATCTGCGCCCTGAAGATTTCTTGCAATACCATCTCCCTCGTTCTGATCTGCGCTCCCAACTCCAGTCTCGCTATACGAACCGTCGTTGTGTCGATTACCAGATGGCTCCTCAAGCTCGGCTTCGGGTCCGGTGTCTCCGTAATTCCCACCGTCCTCGCCATGAAGTCGATCAATTTGAAGGTGTTCTCCGACAGAATGTTCGCTAGTGTCTCCATGCTGTGGCCCAGTCCGAACGGAAGTGGATTCGCCAATGTCCGTGCTATCATACGAGCCTGCTTCGAAACTGTGGTCATCACCGGTGTCATTGGATCCGCTATCGTCGGAAGAACCTGCTCTGGAAGATGGCTCTTGAGCTCTAAGGATTGATTGGATGATGTGTCTTGTGTCATTGTCTGTGTCTTTCATGTCAGTCGCTTGAGCTACGGCTTTCCATGTAGGAGAACTGTTGCCTAAACTCTTTATTATATTTGCGTGTCCGGCGACCATTGAGCTGAATGGTACTCCAGCTCTGGCTGCTATGTCATATGTTCTTCTTATGTCTGCGGCTGGGTATGGAAGTTGACTTCCGTCAGCCGAGAAGCTTTCCATTTCAG